AATTCTGGCCCTATCTACCTCCATCATTCCTCTATTGTATCCTGCGGTGGCAAACCATGGGAATGATACGTTATCTGTTTTTGCCATATTCCTTACTATATCAGTTGTTGGTGGTAGGTATATTCTAACATTATTCTCTGTGTCGTTATACCTTGCCCATGGCCAATAAGTAGCAACATAACTACTATTTAACGCAGCGTTCTCTAAATTTGTTATTGCTCCATCTACGGTTTGATTGGTTGGGTTTGATGAGGTTACTACATATAATGAGTCTCTCTTATCATTTTCAACCATTTGAATCGATTTATTAACCAATATTAAATTATTAGTGTAGTCAATCCCTGGAGTGGTTAGAAGACCACTTGGTGTGTCCTCCGGGTTAGATAATTTTCTCATTGCGTCATAATAAGCGTAGTAATCGGTAACCTCACAACTAGATGTTGTGAAACTCTGATTGTACCAGAAAGCGTTGTAGTTAGTTTTACCTATTATGTCTAAATCTGTATTAGTTCTAGTTAATCTATATTCGTCCCATCCATCGTGTCCTCCATAAGGCAATACGGTAAATTTAAGATAATCCTTATTAGTATAGTAATTACCAACGTCACCTAATAATGTGTTACCACTTGTATAGAAGTTATAAGAACCAACATTATATTGAGTTACGTCAGCGGTAGTCAAACCTGAGACTCTTTTATCAAAGTGAAATCCTTTTGTTTTACCAGTCCATAAAGTACCATTAGCACCACATTTATATGGTGAAGTTGGTGTTAAAACCCCATTTAGTCCTTTATAATCGAAGAAATCTTGATCAATACCTTTTTTCGAGGACCACCCTAAATATGTTTTCCGTATATCATCCGACACAACATCATATGATAAATTATAAAATGGTTTAGGTGCTATATTACCATACCATCCTGATGGTTCTGTGATTTCTGCTTCTGCTGGTGGGTCCATGTAGACTTCGTTTGAGTGTGTGGACCCACTGTAGTTTCTTGTTAGATAACCTTCAAACCCTGACGGTAGTGCATCAACTGGAGCGTTTTCATCAAACTCAACCATAATATATTTAGACCTAACAGCGTATTCTCCATTCTCCGTACCTATTTTTTTACCTATATAATTTTGACTCCCTGGATTCATCACACATTTCGTGTATGCTTCCACAATTCTCTGATTAGCGTCTGAATCAGAGAATTCTCTAACAGTTAAGGTAAATGTCTTATTCATTACATCAACATCCTGAATTGATATTTTAACCGATTCGTTTGCTTCGTTACCGTCTGCAATTAATATAATTCTAAATAATCTAAATAAGTTTTCCCCTCTAATCTCTGACACAATCCAAGGAGTTGTTGGTCCTTCAACCGCAGCTAATGGTTGCCAATCTTCACTATAGTTTGAGTAGGTAACTCCCGCACTTATCTCACTTCCTACTTGACCGAATCTAAGATTACTAAAAGTAACCGCTGATGCCGCTAATTGTTTTAAGGTGTTAGGATAAATTTCCTCAACCCACATATGTGTATTTCTATCGTGTTTTTTTGTACCTAAAACTCGTGGTAGGTATTTTTGGGAGGTTGTGTCTAAATTAACTTGGTAATTAAAACTTCCCCCAACCGCATTAGTGTATCCCGAAAGATAAAAATCTTGTTTGTAGTTAGTGGTGTTTATATCAACAACCCTAGGTTCTGGACATGCGGCTACCGTTCCATCACATACTGTATCCCTAATACCAAATGAAGGTGATGCAAAATCTGTAACCCCTGGAGGGTTTATATCCCCCGCTACGTTAGCAGCAAATACATTCCCTGAGTATTTTCCTCTACTTCTTAAAGTTGCTACAGCCATATCTTGAGTTGCGGCACTCCAAGTGTATACAGTTCCAGTTGTTTGTGCGGTCCACCCTGTAGTACCTCCACTATGGTAACCAATATGATTTCCATATCTCCAATTAAATTGTACTGAGGTCCCTGTAACTGGGTATCCGATTGGTTGTTGTGCAAAAGAGGCTGACCTATTAATTAGTTTATCTGGATCTAAAGGTGATTCTGTGTTGTCTGCTGGGTCATATACCGAAATAGCTGGTCCCCAATTAATATTAGCAAAGGTTGTTCCGTTTGATTGATCCATAACTCTTGTACATTCAAAACCTGTGTTGTTAGTCGCATCTGTTGCACATGCTAAAGAATTATCAATTGATGGGTCTCCTCCAGTAGAGTGGTTAGTTGTAATAACAAATGTTCTCCCACTTAATAAATTCATAGGATACGGTGATAACTCTGATACCCAAGGTTTACCTCCTGTTGTGTACCAATTACCACCAGTACTACCAGTTAAAACCATTTTACCACTACCTCCATAAGTATTGGCGGAATAAACCATCATCATTTTTCGTGCTGTAGGGTAATCATTCATATACCCCACACCTGCAGCAGCATCATTATTTGTGAATTGTGCTCCGTTTACCTGTCCTTCTTGATTGGTGTTAAAATTATAACCCCATGTTCCTCCACTTAACATACCTGGTTGTCCTCCTGCTGATGGTAGAACGTAAGTAGCAGATACACCATTTATTAAACTAGTATTATTAATTAATGTTCCTGTTGGTGAAATATATGGAATACCTGTACCTCCTAGTTGGTTTGGTGATTGTGATACGTAAGGAAATCCTGTACCAAAAGCTCTAAATACATTATCAAAATTAGGTACATAACTTACAATTATGTTCCAAGCGTTACCTGCGTTAAATCCGGCGTATCCTAAGGGTCTAACCGCCCACATGGAGTTAGATTCACTTAGAAAACCTTTCGCAATATAAGATTGTTCATATTTTGGGATTGTAGTTCCTGAAAAAACTGTCGTATCTAAACCACCGAAATAGGTTTGATATTCATTATAAGTTTCTACAAATATAGGTTGTTGTGCGGGTCCTTTTAGTGTTTCTCCGACACTTGCTAAAGTTGTTGCCCCTATACTAGGTGCACTGAATGTAAGTTCTCTTTCGGAGGTATACACTCCTGGGGATATTGAAGCTTGATTCGCCATCTATGTTAAAAGTTTTAATCTATGTTATATGTCGTCAAAACTTGTTGCGGTAGGTGTGATATTAAATTCTATTTCAATAAACTCTAATGAACGAGTTGGTTTAATAAAAATCTTACCTGTCAACTTGTTTTGGTCGATTTCTTCTGGGTCGTTAGAAAGAACTACCTTAAAGTCTGTTAATCCTCTATCTCTTCTAATATCTTCTAATATTGGATTAACTAAGCTTAAAAATTCTTGTCTTACGATTTCATCATTTTGTTCAAATACTAATCTAACCGCAACTGCTGACACTAACTTTCTCGCTCTAAGAAGTAATCTTCTAACATTGATTCTGTCTAGTGCTGATATTGCTGTTTGTAGAGTTTTATTACCCCAAATAACAGGTCCGGTTGCTGTAAATGTTGCTATTGGGTTAATTCTAGCCTCATACAAGTCGTCTCTATCATCTTGTGTTAGATTCCTCCTAACCTTATTAGCTTTTACAATACCTCTATTATAACCTGCCGTTGCAAACCATGGGAAAGCTACATTATCAGTTATTGCCATATTTCTTAATACTTCACAAGTAGGTGGCATATATAATCTAACATTATTTTCGGTGTCATTGTATTGTATCCATGGCCAGTAAGTAGCAACATAGTTACTATTAAGATTCGAGTCTTCTAATGCATTTACCGCTGATTCAACACTTTGGTCTTTGTAATTATCGGCAGTGATGAGGTATAAAGAATCCGCTCTGTTATCCTCAACCATATCAATAGTGTCATTAACCAGTGTTAAATTATTAGTATAATCAATTCCTGGTGTTGTAAATAAGTTAATATCTACTTCTTCTGGGTTAGCAAACTTCCTTATTGATCCTTGGAATGAATACCAGTCTGTATTTTTATTATAGGCGAACCTCCCAGATGCTAATACTGTTGTCGCACCAGAACCATATCCTGGAATATAGTTGGTTGAGTTTTCTTTCCATAAATCACCGTTACTACGTACTGATCTATATGGTTCCCATCCATCGTGTCCCCCATAAGGTAATACAGTGAATTTTCTATATTTTTTATTGTAGTATACATTTTTACTAGCTGAGGTTGAGTTTGAACTACCAACTCCGTAATATCCGTTTACTGTATATTGTGAAGACGCACCATAGAATGGGAAAGTACCAACTGATCCTGAGAACCATACTTTGTAGTCTCCAGCATTAGTGTTTTGTAAGAATGTACTTCCTGAAGCTCTTGTGTCTAAATGGAATCCATAAGTTTTTCCTGACCAAGCCGACGCACAGGTAGTAGGTGAAGTATCTTCACAACCATGATAATCGAACATGTCTTGGTCATAACCGAATTTACTACCTAGACCTAAATAAGTTTTTCTGATATTATCGGATACTAAATCATAACTAAGATTATAATAAGCAAAAGGCTCTACTCTGGAGTGAAGTGCTAAACCATCAGGTGATCCGGTTCCTTGAGATTGAGTTCTTCCACTTAGATTACCCCAATTAGTTGACCCATTTGTCGTAGGATACCCTTCATATCCACTTGGTACTGCATCTATCGGACAATTTTCGTCAATCTCAACCATTATATATCTTGACCTTAAAGGATAATCCCCATTAAGTGTCCCAAGTCTCTTCCCAATATAGTTTTGACTAACTGGGTTCATAGATAGGTTTCTATATTGTTCGTATATAACTTGTTTAGCGTCACTATCACTGTATT